AATTTACATACAGCTTCTGTTCCTGTTACATTTACCCTATAAGTTTCAGATGGATTATCAAATGATGGTTGTACTCTTGATTGAGCTGCTAAATGAAATATAATATTATAATCTTCATGAATTGTATGTATTTCTGTAATATCACCCTCAAAATACTCACATCCTTTTACTTTAGTATTACCTGTAGAGTAATTATCTAAAGAGTGGACTTCATGTCCCTCTTTTAATAATCTTTTTACTAAATTCGAACCTATAAATCCAGCTCCTCCTGTTACTAATACTTTCATTTTAATCTTCTTTAGAACCAAATACTCCAATATAATCTAATGCTTCTACAAAGTCATTATGAGCAAATCTTTTTTCAGTTGTCATATCCATTCTCCATTCATAAAATTCTCCTTTTTTACCTGGTATTGGAAATTTTGATTTTTCTTCTTCTGTTATTTTAACAGCTTTAACACCAGCCCATTCATAGTTGTCTTGATTAACTTCTGCACCTTTATCTCCAAATTCTTTGGCTGCTGTAGCAAATACCATTCCATTTTGAGGCAAATTTACTGTTTGAGGCATCCAAATTAATCCTTCACTATCTTCCCCTAATAGTGCTTTATATAAATCAGGAAGTATATCCATTTGTTCTTCAAGAAATTTCTCACCTTTTTTCATTACTGTTGATGTTTGAAAACCACAACCATAACAAGAATAGAGTGTTATTTTACCTATTTTTTGTGTATAACAAGCATCACCTCCACATCTGTTACATTTAATTAAATTATCTTTATTCATTACTTTACTATTTTAAGTTTGTCTTTTTTAGGCATTTTAATTTTATTCATACTTGGTAACTTTAATTCCATTTTCTTAGGTAATTCTGGTATATTTTCTTTAAATATGTCTTCAATTAAAGTTTTCATTTTCTTAAAACTAAAATTTTTCCTAGAATTAAATCCTTGTGTTTTACTTTTATCCTTCCATGATTTGTAATTTTGATATACATCTTGATAAGCATTAGCAATCCACTGGTCGCCTACTTTAAACCACTGAGCTTCTCCTAATATCATATCTTTAACTTGAGCTGATTTGTGTACTGGTTCTAATTCTCCTCCCAATAAAGCACAATAATCCTTACTTAAAAAATCAACATGACCAGACCAACCAGTTGTTATAATTGGTTTATTTAAAACACTAAATTCAAGTAATGGTCTACCAAATCCTTCACCTTTAGTTAAGCTAATCATAGCTTTAACCTTATAATTATTATAAATTTCATTCATTTCTGTGTCAGTAAAATCACCATGTAATAAATAAACATTAGGTAAATCATCACTACTACAACTTTCTCTAATTAGTTCTATTCTTCTTAACATTTCAGCTCTATCTAAATTACTTCCACCAACTGCACACGTTTTTAATATTAATGCTGGTTTATCAGGTTTATCTTTAAATATTTCATAAAATGCTTTAACGGTAAGTCCTATATTTTTTCTATCATGACCCATTTCTCCTTGCATCCAATGTCCTACTGTTAAGTAAGCAAATTTTTCAGGTATAGATTCAATTGTTTGTTTTAAATCTTTATTTTTAAATTCTTTAATTTTTTTATAAACATCTAAATTAACCCCTTCAAATAATACTTCAATTGGCTTTTCTACCTTTAAAATATGACTTCCATCTTTTGCTTGATATTGTGAATTTATAAATGTTTGTTTTGAATGTTTTGAAGATGTTAGTATTAAATTCATACGGTTACAACCTTCAACCCAGCTTGAATGTACATGAGTTGTTTCCATACCTGCAGTTAAACCTATATTGTATTTACCCATAGGTTGAAATTCATTAGGTACAGTAACTTGACACCAAATATCTGGTTTTGTTTGTAAACCTGGTATTAAATGTTTTTGTAAAAATCCCCATTCTTTTTTATTTTTTTCTATAAAATTTTCAGGTGTATTTCCCCACCTTTGAGGGATAACAGATATTTCATATTCATCTAATTCAATTAGAGCTTTTACAAAATCTCTTGAACGAGCACCATAACCACTAAAAGTATCAATTGGACAACTTATAATAAATGTATTCTTCATATTAGTATATTAATTTGTGATTTAAAACTTTTCTTTGTCTATCTGTATCTTTAGTAAACGTAAATGATTTTCTAGGTTTCCAAGATGAAAATAATTCATCCATACCATCTATTACTCTTTCACCCATAACTTTAGCTGTAAACCCAGCTTCTTTACTTGTTACCCAATCATATCCAGCTTTACCTATTTTTTTTCTTTCTTTTTTACTCATATGATATAGTGCTCTAATTTGTTTAGCTGCATCTTCAGGTGTACATCTATCATCCCAAATATATGGTGTTTTAGGTGAACCTACTAATGATAAACTTGTTGGATAAACAGGTAATGCCCATTCACCATGTTTCTTATAAGTACCTCTATGGTTAGATGGTACATTTTCATCAAAATCAATCCAATTACCTTTTTTATCTTCAAAACGCATTTGATCTTGCATACCACCTGTTACATTAGCAATTATAGGAGTACCTGTTAATAATGCTTCTGTTAATGATAATCCCCAACCTTCAGCTGATGATAATAAGATTACACCATCTGCTATATTATAAAAATGATTTAATTGATCTCTTGTTAATTTTTGAGATGATAAAATTAAATTACCTGATCCTTTATCTGGAAATAGAAAATTAATTACTGCTGGTAAATCTGTACCTGCATCATTTGATAAATCAGTATGAAGAATAAAATTACATTTTTTCCTTTCTTCTTTTGGTAATTTATCCATAAAAAATTTCCAAGCTAAAATAGTATCAGGTATACATTTTCTTCTAATATTTCTAGAGTTAAAAAACAATGTAAAATCTGTATCTACACCATTATTAATTCTATCTCTAGTTTCTTTTAACCCAGAATCATCGTTTGACAGAGGTCTAAATGTATTATTATTTAAACCATGAGGTATGTATTTTATAACTTTATTTTTACATTTTTCTTTACCTAAAACTAATTTATTTATATTAACAGTTTGTTTTGAAATACCAAATAAAGCATCACATGAATCATAAAATTCTCTATTATACATTGGAGCTGGTAAATCATCCCAGATATTTAAATAAGCAATAGGTATATTACTTCTAATTTCATTTTCAATTTGAAATAGCCATTCAAAATAACGAGGATCAGTTATTAAAAATAATGCATCTGGTTTTTCACGTCTAATAACTTCTCTTAAAGACTTTGGATTACCATAAGCATCTACCGGAAATAATATTACACTTGAATCTTCAATCCCAGCATCTTTATTTATTGCTTCTGATAAATCAACAGGTTTACCTTTTTCAGGGTGTTTAATTGCCCCTGCCATTTGTACCCAATTATATCTGTGTGATGTGTGTGTTACTATTTCTCTACCTACATTAGCAACTCCTGAGTGGACTCTAATATCATCTGTTAGCAATAGAATTTTTTTTCTATCTTCTTTTTTAATATAACCCTCTTTCATTTAATAACTATTTTTAATTAATTAATCTTCTAGATCTAGTTTTACTTGTGAATTAATTTGTTTTCTAAAATCTTCATTTGTTAAATATAAGTATAATGAACGATCTGCTAGTTTTTGGAAACTAAATTTACGTTTTACACATTCGATTTTAAAATTTTCAAATAAATCTGCTTTTACTTTTACACTGGTTAGTGTCATGTCTTTTGCGTTTGCCATAATTTTTATTTTTATTTATATTTGTCTATACATATATGCAGATTATAAATTCTTACCAACTGCATCGCATAATTCCGTATTTGTTTTATAAGGACAAAACGTACAATTCCATTTACTTGGATTTGCTCGAAATATAGTATCCTTATATGACCCATCCAAGTTAAAAGCTTTATTTATAAATTCATTTAAATTTGTTGTTGCTTTATTTAATTTTACTTTACCAGAAGCTGGGTAGAATTGTTGTACCCGTTTTTGTGGATAATCTCCATCTACATATACTTTTCGTCTAACAATAAAAAATTCTATATCAATATCCTCTAAAGGTATATTGTATTGTTTACTAAAGAAATATTTATATAATATTAATTGGAATTGTTTACTTTCATCTTTTTTAGCCCATTTATTCCAACCTTTAGTACTAGTTTTGATATCTATTATTTTAAATTTTTTCAAATCCTCATCATATAACACAACATCTAAATATCCCATATACTTAACACGATTAAGACGTAAACTAGGAGACATAACAATTGGAACTTCACAACCTACTAAATATGTTCCTTTTTTTCTAAAATAAAGATTTCTTTTCTTTTTAATGAACTTTAATATTTCTTTACCATCTTCAAAAAATTCTCTTAATTCGGTAGATGAACTAAAATGTTGATTTTTATTCTTTTTATAATCTGCCGCATAACATTTTCTTAAAGTATCTTCAAATAATTCTTCAATATCAATTCTATCAGCTTCAGCACCACTTATTTCATACATTACATCTAAATAGTGTTGTAAAACTTCATGTAATGCTGTTCCAAATGTCATATGAATACTTTGTTCACTAATTTTATGACCATCTCTGTATTGTAGCGACCATTTTTTAGGACATTGAGTAAACATTGATAATTGAGAATATGATATATTCTTTTCAACTGCAAAGTTAACTGGTAAAGGGGGATTATTTCTAATCTCCCTTACTATAATTGGTACTTTCTTTTTAGCCAAATTATTTTTTCCATTTGTCGCGACCTACTAAAAGACCGATTATTCCATAATTGGCAATATCAATGAAAGTATCTTCCATACCTTCACCTTTAACATAATTTTTTCCATGTACTACAAGATTTTTTAACCTACTAATTTTATCAGTTAATCTTATTGCTAAACCTGTAAGTGAAAACTTTTTATCTCCTGGGTTGTTTAATATATCTCCATTCAGTGATATATTATTTAAACCATAATCCATATGTTTAGCAGCAAACATCTCATACATTTCTTTACTTATATTCTTAAATTCCTCTGATAATTCTGGGTATTCTGTTTCAAATACTTCTACTGTTGGAGTAGTTTTTACTGCTTCAACTGGTTTTTCCTGATTAAACTCCCATGCTTTTCTACTATCCATTTACTTGTCCTTTACTATTAAAATATTTTTCTAACACTTCTAATCTTTCATCTGCTGATGCTAATAATCTTAATGCTTCATCACAGTTATCCCAATAATCTTTGGTTGAATGATCACCTATACCTGCTGGGTGGTTAGTTAATAGTTGAATGCTAGCTAATGCCTTAGCTTTATCAGCATTGGCTGATGCTTTTAAAAATTTGTACACTTGTAAGTTCATATCGTTTTTATTAATTTAGTTATTTCTTTTTTTTCGTAACCTAAATCACTTAATACCTCAGTGATTCCATCTTTTCCTAACATCGGAATATACGAACTAGCTTCATTACTTCCAATTGATAATTTACTAGCTATAATATCAGATAGTTCTTTTGAATCTTTTTTATTTTGGTTCTTAATGTATTTATTCCATACTTTCCTTTTAGGAATCATCTCCCTATAAATAGTATAAATTTCTTTTTTATTCTGAGGATTTATGTTTTGTACATAATTGACTATATCAATATAACTCATATTCATAGATAAAAATCTATGTACCATGTAAGAATTCCAATCATCCCAATCACTTTGTGAAAAATTATTAGGTGATGTTTTTTTTACTGTTATTTCATTTAACCAATCAAATACTGTCATATATTCTTTCTTTTCCACCCTCTATAATAGAGATCTTTTGACATTTCGTTTATTACCCAATACCCATTTATTAATTCTTTAAACATAGGTATACTTCTAAAATCCCCAGGAGTTCTGTTTCTATAAAAATCCTTCCAACGATCCATTTCTTGTGTAAAAGGCATTGCTACTGGGTGTGATCTTGAAGTACCATGTTCTAGTCTTCCTAAGTATGCGCAGGTCATCATAAATAACCCACCTGGTTTTAAATGCTCTATCATATTAGTAACTGTTAAATCAAAATAAGGATCATGTTCAAATACTTCAAAAGCACATACTACATCAAATTTTTTCTTATCTCTATAAAGATGTCCTAAAGATACAACATCAACACCATCACCTTTTTCTATATCAACTCCAACCCATTCACAATCTTTGGAATGAGATTTAGCTTTTGGGAAACAATTTCCAGATCCTATTTCTAACCATCTTTTTCCAATAAATGACTCAGAGTGGAGGGTTTTAGTCTCATATATAAAATGCATGGGTTCATGATGCATACTTCTTAAATTAAATCATCTTTATATTCGTCTCTAATTTCTGGTGGTAAAGTTAATCCTACTAACTTTTTAGAATCAGGGCAGAAAAATACTGGGATTGGCATAACTGCATCTTCATCAGTTCCTGCTACAAATTTAGATACTTTACGTAATAATACTCCTTGTTGGAATATTTTGTTTCCATCTGGTGTTTCAAATGAAGTTGTATCTTCTAATTTTACGTTTGGTTGTCCTACTGGATTGTTACTCATTTTTTTAAATTTAAATATTAATTAATTGTTTTATTAAGGCCATACAGTTTATCTCTTTATCAATTCTAAAATTAGATTGAAAACTATATTCATTTATGTGTATTGCTACTGTGCCTTCTTTTCCAGGAGCAAAATCTGAAGCATTATCAAATAAAAATCGATAAAATACTTCAAAATCTTTAACATTAGCATTAGCTATTATTTGTCTTATTTCATTAAATTTAGGTGATGATTTAGATAATTCTTTAACTACTTCACTCATGTAATTATTAGAAACTAATGCATCTTTATCTAATTTTAAATTGTTATTTTGCGTGGATACTTGTATTGTATTAAGCATCTTACGAACGTCAGGGTAGTTGTTATTAGTAATTGTTTCTAGGTCACTAACACTACATTTTATATCCTCTTTCTGTACAACTTTCATTAAATGATTCACTACATCTAACTGGTTTGGAGGTACTATTTTTAATGTTTGACATCTTGACTGTAAAGGATCTATAATACGTTCAATAAAATTACAAGTTAAAATAAAACGTGTAGTTCTTGAAAATGTTTCAATTACATTCCTTAATGATGCCTGTGCTTGTATGGTTAGAAAATCTGCTTCATCTAATATAACAACCTTAAGTGGTTTAAATGACATTACACTAGCAAATCCAGATACTTTATCTCTAATAGTTTCAATACCTCTTTCATCAGAAGCATTAATATAAATGTGATCACATTCTATATTTTTTACTATTAATTTAGCTAATGTTGTTTTACCTGTTCCTGCTGGTCCATAAAATATTAAATTTTGAATATCATTTTGATTAATATAATTTGATATTGATTTTTTAATACTTTCATTGCCTACATAATTATCTATGTTTGTAGGACGATATTTTTCTACTAATAATCCGTGATCTTTCATAACCTAAATATACAAAATATTATTTAATTTTCCAAGCTTAAACTCCCTGTCTAAATTCACCATATAAAGAATACATTTTTTCTTCTTTTGGTTTTACTTCTTCTTCTGTTGTGTGAATAGCGTATAATTTACTTCCTATAGGATCTAATCTATATTCGCCTTTAAATCCAGTTTTATGTAGAAATGCTTCTAAACATTCTGTTAAATTAGGATGTACTTGTTTTTTTGGATCTTGAACGAGTTTCCACCTGTCTCCAGGTGGTACTCTTGTTGCTATTAGTTCGTTATGTTCGTTTATTACTGTTTCCATTTTAACTCATGTGTGATGGATATGCCATCATATTATTAGCTGTAGGATCCTTTTCCTTTTCAGGTTCATTTACTACAATACATTCCGTAAGTAATACTGTACCTGCTACTGCAGCTGCATTTTCTAATGCTACTCTAGTTACTTTAGTTGGGTCAATAATACCAGCTTCTTTCATATCAACTACTTCATCATTTTTAATATTATATCCTGTCCATGAACTATTTCCAGATTCAACTAATTTATATCTACCTAACATTTGAGCTCCAACTGAATCATGTCCTGCGTTTATAAGTATTTGTTCAAATGGTTTACCACACGCTTTATAAACAATTCCTGCACCTATACTATCTTGTTTTATAGATTGTCTAGCATATAACAAAGCCGCTCCACCTCCAGGAACAATTCCTTCTTCTTGTGCTGCTTTTGTTGCATGTAAGGCATCATCAACTCTATCTTTCTTCTCATTTAATTCTGTTTCATTTAATCCACCTACATGAATAATTGAAACACCCCCACACATTTTAGCTAATCTTCCTTGTAATTGCTCACGTTCAAATTCACTACTTGATCCTTCAACTTGAGCTGCTAATTCCTCAATTCTAGATTCAATTGCACTTTCTTCACCTTTACCATCAATAATAGTAGTTTTATCTTTTCCTACTGTCACTGTTCTAGCTTCACCAAACCATTCCCAAGAAAATTTATCTAACTTCATTCCTTTAGACTTATCAAATACTTGACCACCAGTCATAGTAGCAATGTCTTCTAATATTAATTTTCTTCTATCTCCAAAATCAGGAGCTTTAACTGCACATACACTTAATGTACCTCTTTGTTTATTAACAATTAAAGTAGCTAATGCTTCATGATCTATATCTTCAGCTATTATTAATAATGATTTACCTTGTTTTGCTACACCTTCTAATATAGGTAATAATTCTTTTACATTTGTAAATTTATGATCAGCCATTAAAATACTAACATCACTTAAAGTACTACTCATTGTATTATTATCTGTAACAAAATAAGGTGATTTATAACCTCTATCAAATTGTAAACCTTCAACTGTCTCTAAATAAGTATCTCCTGATTTAGATTCTTCAATATGAACAACTCCTTCAACTCCTACTTTTTCAATAGCTGTTGAAATTAATTTTCCAATTTCTTTATCATTATTTGATGAAATTGTTGCTACTTGTTCTAATTGACCTTCAGATGAAATATCTTCTGATATATTATGTTTTAGACTTTTGACTACTTCCTTAACAGCAACATCAATACTTCTTTTTATATCTACAGCATTAGCACCGTTATTTAAATGTTGTAATCCATCTTTAATCATTTCTCTGGCTAATAAGGTTGATGTTGTAGTACCATCACCAGCTTTATCTGCTGTTTTAATAGATGCATTTTGAATTAAATTTACACCTAATTGTTCAAAAGGATCCTTTAAGCCAATATGTTTAGCTACAGTTACACCATCTTTTGTTGATTGAACTTGATTATGGTCTTGTTGGATAGCAACATTTCTTCCATTAGGTCCTAATGTTGAAACTACAGCATCAGCTAATGTGTCAATACCCTTTACCATTTTTTCCCTTCCTTCAGGGCCAAACTTTATTAATTTACTCATTGTCTTCTATTTTTATATCATTAATTGCTTTTTGTTCTTCAGGAGTTACTTCTGTTTCAGCCAAAACATCTTCAACAGTTGATGTAATTCTTGCTAAAATTTGATTTTCAGGACCTACATAAAATTCTTCTCCATTATGTTCTAATTTTGTAAATCCTTGTGTAGGTAATACTACTTCTTCACCTATTTTTATAGTTGTTTCAATAAATGTTCCTGATATTGTGTGTTGACCAGGTCCAACAGAAACTACTACTGCATGTTCATTCTTATCTTTACCAATATCTGGTACTACAATTGATCCATACATTTCTTCGTTTTGTTCAATCGGCTTAACGATAACCGCATTAAATAATGCTTCTAAATTCATAGTCCTTTATAATTTATTAATTTTTCTAATTTTAATGATAATTTATCCCATCTATCAAG